TTTCACAGGTAGTAAACGTAGTTAAACCTAATATATTTACACCACCTGATGGAGATGTACTTTCAGGGTTTTCAAAACATTCCTCATTATATAAAACCACTTGTGGAAAAGAATATCCAAAAGGAGCATAAAATTTTTGAACTATATTACTGTCATTACATTTTTCGTAAACTCTCCACTCTTGTAATGGAGCTGGAGTAGGACTAGGACTAGGAGTAGGACTAGGAGTAGGACTAGGAGTAGGACTAGGCGTTGGTACAGGTGATGGAGTCGGTACAGGACTCGGAGTTGGACTAGGACTAGGAGTAGGACTCGGGGTAATACTGTTTAAACAATTTGTACAATTGTTATAGGTAGGTAATAAATCAATATCAACAGATGAAGTACTACTAGTTGAGTCTGGATTTTCAAAACATTGCTCATTATATTTAACAACTTGTTGCCAAGCATAACCTGCAGCAGACCTAAATACTTGAACTATATTACTGTCATTACACTTTTCATATCTTCTATATTCATATTGAGGGCCAGGTGCTGGTGTGGGAGCAGGTGTCGGACTCGGAGTTGGCGCTGCAGGGTCACAATCAGAATTTTGAGTACATCCTCCCGGATTACCAATAGGAAGTATAGTAACAGTTGGGTCAGTGCTTGTAGGTAGTGTAGTAGAACAAATGTAAAAAAACTGTAGTGGAGTTATTACTATTGATGAACCACCGCCTCCACAAGCATTATAATTTATAGTTGCTGTCCCTGAATCTTCATATAATAATTGATAACATTGACAAGCTCCAGTAGGCGTTGGTGTAGGCGCAGGTGTAGGCGCAGGTGTAGGCGCAGGTGTAGGCGCAGGAGCGGGTACATCACCACAATAAGTTGCACAAGGGTCTGGAGTTGGAGAATAACTACCTGATATTGAAGCGACTCTTACAGGGTCTTGGTCTGGGGTCAATATCGGTTTCTACACATACTTCGCCTAGGGTATTTTGGTTAACTGTATAAGTTGTGTATCTTCCTACTAAATCTCCACAACATTGAATTTCAAAAGTACACTCCCCTCCTACTGCCCCTTGAGGACACGATATATTATATCTTACACAAGCCATATATTAACAATAACTACAAATTTACGAATTAAATAATTAAGATTTATAATCCGCCACCCCAGTTTCCTGTGCCATAATGATAAGTTTGAATAAAATCAAAATTAAATTTTCCAACTGGATTAAATTGTGCAAAAGGTAAAACTTTATGAGGTATATTATTGTTTTTAATAAATCTTGATAGTGCTATAGGGCCAACAACTTCTCTAACAAAAGTACCTAAAGGCTTATCTTTAATTTCTTTTCTATTTAATATGTCAGGTAAGTTAGCTTTTATATCAACTTTTAATGTGTCTAAAAAAATATTCCAAAGCTCGGAAGGGGGTGAGATAATAAAACCATTTTGATAATCTTCATCACCAGCAGAGGATTCTAATAAATATATAGAATGACTATCTAGTTGGTAAGTAAAATCATTATAAACTTCAAAGTCCATATCACAAATAATACCTCCAATATCTCTTGCAATTAAATATCTAACGAAATCTATTTTATAGATGACAGGACATTGGTCTAAGATTGTAAAGAACTCTGAGTCATAATTTTTTAAATATGTATCGATACCTTCTCTATCGCACCATTTATTTCTTGAATAACCTTTTATAGTATCCCAACTATAATCACATCTAAACCACTCATTACTCCACCTACTTTTATCCTGTGGTGCAACTTGATGAATGATGTTAGGTCTATACTGAGTTCCGTATAATTTATTAAAATCTTGAATTGTTCTTTGTTTATTTTTTAATCCTACTAATCTAGGATTACCTTTATTTGGATGGTAAGTTTGTCTTTGATTTGCTTTGTCGTATAAATGATATACACCAGGGAAGGGTATATTAGTAATATTATAACCCGATAAAAAAGCATTAAACGTAGCGTAAGTTTCTTCAAAGTACATATCGCCTTTTTGATTATAAATATCTAAATTTAATATATCAATATTACTAAAAAAATATCCTGCAGCTATGGTGCTTGGGCCTAAATATTTTTTTTCTTCAACGCCCTGAGCTCCAGGCCAAAATCTACCTCTTTCATCTATTTTATCTATTTTGTTTATGTAGCAAGCATCCCAGCTTTTATCGTCAGGCAAATAATACATTGAAGGAAAACCACTAAAAACTACTTTACCATCATANTCATNAAGATGAGACATTANTTTTTTATCAAAACCTTTATCAAATCTCATGTGAGCATCTATTTGTAAAAAATATTTATGATNTACTTTTNACGTAATTTCTTATTTGCTCTCTAGCCCATACTACACCATTTGTATGTTTATAATTACTATAAACTTCTTTTACTATTTAAATGATTTATNTTTTCTGGATATTCACTTTGATTAAAAACTATAATTTCAATATTATTTTTATCAGCTGAATTTTCTAATAAACTATTAATTGTATTTATTAATTCATTATCACAGTATGATGCAATTGAAATTAAAAGCTCCGGTTTTTTCAAACTATTTTATTTTTATAATGAACATAAAAATTCCTAAAATATGTTCCTCCAAAAGGCTCTTCTCTACCGTGTTCACAAATAGCTGATTCGTATAGTATCATATCACCAGGTTGTGCATACACTTTATACCATTCACCATCGTGACCTTGTATGTCTAAAGGCCAGTCATCTGCTTCAGGTTTATTTTTACATCCACACGCTAAGTCTTTATCTACTATAATTATAGAGCTAATATGATGCGTCTCAACCCTATCATAATGTTTTTCTAGTGTAGCTCCTCTTTTGTAAGACCTTATTCCATATATATANGATGGTTCTATNTCATTATTTCCTATCCAATTCTGATGTATTGNTAATAACTGATTNTGTATTAAAGTTCTAATTGTTGGCATTGCATCAAAAGAAAGTATTTCAGTTTCTCCTCCTTTTATTATATGCTCTTTACCATCAAAAACTTCATTTTGTGCTTTATCTTTTAAAATATTATAAGAATCATTTATTATATTCCAAGTTTCAGTTGGACATTTTAATATTTCAAATCCATTTTCAGTAAACTTAGGAACTTGTTCTCTTGAGGTATATATAGTTGGTGTATCTATTTTTATAAGCTCGGGTTCTTTTTTAATTAAATCAGAAGCTTTAACTATATAAGATTTTTTTTCAGTTTTTACATCAACTACCTCTAAATTATCTTTGTTTTCTGTAGACTCATTATATTCTTTTTCATCACCTGAACCATCCCAATTATTTTCTCTCCACCAAGATGTAACTATGTATTTTTTACCCTCATCAATAGCAACCCCTTCATGTAAATATTGAGGTTGTAATTTACCATCTATCATATTATCCCACCATAAAGCTTTACCAGTTTCAGCTTGTATGGTTTTATTAAGATTAGGAAAATTAGTACCTCCTCCTTTAAAATCTTCATTTAAATATATCATTAAAGTTTTAGTTCTATTTCCAGAAACTTTGCAGTGCATGTCGTAAGCAGCACCGCTAAAAAAATCATTATGTGGTTTAAAATATTGCCCAACCTGATAAAGTTGACCTTGTAAAGGCTCACCTTTTTTAATATCTAAATCAAAATAATCAGCAATTTTGCTGTGTATATTTTTAACTAATTCATTATTAGTGTACTAAAAAACTAGTGCTTGATGTTCTATGATTAGTAACCTCTGTTCTATCTGTCCCTCCCACGACAACAGATGAGGTAGTGTGATTAGCGTCAATCATTTCAATTAATTGTTGACACTCTTCAGGAGTAATAAAGCTATTTACTTCTTGCATTTGATTAAATTTTATTAAAGTTATTAATTAAAATTAAATAAAAAAAACATTAAGGACAAGAAGGACAAGATACCGGCCCATAAGATTTTACACCATTGTAAAACTCATAATAAGTAGAGCCAAACTCTGACACGAAGANAGTACCTCTATCAAGTTCNGTACAACCTAAACCTGAATACATTCTAGTTGCAGAAGCTACACTATTAGCGTTAAAGTATTTAGTACCATAATTATCAGGCGGCGTACAACATCCATAATATTGACCAGTTGAATACCCTACTTGAATAGCTATACATGCAGAGCTTGGCGCTGGAGTTGGAGCGGGAACAGGCGACGGAGTAGGTGTTGGTGTTGGAAGAGCTTGACAATCAGTACAACTAGCAAACGAATCATAATTACCTACATCATTTGTATTTGTTGTTCCAGCTAAATTTAGATATTCATAACATACTCCATTTATATCAATAACCGCTGGTGGAGTTCCACCAAAAACTTGTCTAACATTAATCAATACATCATCTGCACAAGCTATATACCTAGGGTACTGATATTGAGGCGTAGGCGCTGGAGATGGGGTTGGACTCGGGGTTGGACTCGGAGTTGGAGTTGGAGATGTACACTGAGAACATCCACTTGGATATTGAGCTGAAACCGTTCCCGTATAATCAAATTGTGATTGATTAGTTCCAGTAATAACCCAACAACCTGAAGNAATTGGAGCTCCTGAAGGCCCTGAAAACTCTAATGCAAATCCAATAGGATAACCAAGTTGTGTAAGTCTTACGTAATATGTAGTTCCTCCTCCTGCACATGAGATAACTGAATAATTTTCATACTGAGGCGATGGCGCTGGTGTTGGCGATGGGGCAGGCGTTGTACATCCTGAACCTCCAGTAGCAATAATATTATTGTTGCACGGCGCTTGTTGGTCAGTTGGCACTCCTGCCTGACCTAAGTATTGATAAAATTCATTTGGTTGAACTCCTCCGTCAACAAACTGAGCTCCAACAGCAGGTTGGCTAGCTAATTGTTTGAAACAACCTTGCTGAGAACCACATGGTGTTAAGTAATAAAATAACGCTGGAGCAGGNGTAGGGCTCGGAGATGGTGTTGGNGTCGGCGACGGACTAGGAGTTGGAGTCGTACCTAAACATTGTGCACAATTACTATATGTTGGTAATCCTGCTACATCAACAGTTGACGTAGAACCTGTAGGCTCTGGTTGTTCGTAGCAAACATTATTATATTTTATAAATGCCGGGAAACTACCTCCTTGAAGTAATCTAAATACTTGGACTGTACCACTATCATTACATTTTTCATACCTTCTATAATCATAACTAACTGTAGGAACAGGTGAAGGTGTTGGTGACGGCGTTGGTGTTGGTGACGGCGTTGGTGTTGGTGACGGCGTTGGGCTAGGCGTTGGAGTCGGCGACGGACTAGGAGTCGGCGACGGACTAGGAGTCGGCGACGGACTAGGTGTACAAGAAGGACAAGGAGTTGAGTTAAATAAAACTCCAGCCACTTGTTGCCTTACAATGCTTTGGTCTGAATACCACCCATCAGGAGCAAAAGTACTTAACGCAGCATCTAAAAACATAGCATTAGCTGTTGAAAAATTTGCTGAATCAAAATAATAAGTACCTGTTGTTGCCATTTAATCTACAAAGTTAATTAAATTATATCTCTATCATCGATTCCACATCTACTATCACTACATCCATTTACGATAGCTGTTACTTCTCCATCCAAACCTGTTCCTGCGACTGCTTCAATAGTAGCGCAAATACTGTCAAACCCTTGGAACTCATATAATACAACATCCCCTGGGCTAATATTAAAACTAGTTAAAGCTTTGATAAATACTGTTCCTCCAAAACACTCAAAAGCTCTATAATAATTATACTGAGGAGCTGGTGCTACTGGACTTGGAGTCGGTGTAGGACTTGGAGTCGGAGCGGGTATTGGAGTACAGTTACAACACGCGTCATCTAATGTTGTTGATGAGTAACATAAAGATTGGCTGGTTGATTCTCTATAATCATAAATTATATATAAATTATTACCACCAACAGGNAACCCAAAATTCGCACTATATAAAGTAGGAGCTCCCGCAGTATTTAAAGGAGTAGCTTCTATAGATGCAGATAATAAAGATGTAATATTAGATGGTGTTATTTTTGATAAACAGTATCTGTTCTTAAGTATCTAAACTTATTAGATGTAGTGTTGAAAACAAAATTATCAAAGTTTATTTTATTACTTCTTATAGTTATAGTTGAGTTCTCTGGAGGTATTACACCAGACCCTTGTTCTCCAGATAAAAACTGATATTGAGAAACAATAGGTTCAGTTGTATTTGTACTAAATGTAACTGAGTCAGATTCTAAAGGTGATGTCGTAGCTCCATTTGTCCATAAAAACTCATTATGAATAAATTTACCTGCATCCTCAGAGCTTGTTACACAAACACTATACACGTTTAAAACAGGGGATGAAGGACATCCAACNGTAATTTGAATAGTGTCATCANAAGAAGCATCAGAGGTCACGCTTACTACCGCCTGTGTTACATCAGATGCATTTTTATTAAATGTAAATGAACCACTAACATTAACAGGTCCACTTGAATAAGTTACACCGTTATATATTACATTAACAGTGTAAAAAGTAAAACTTTGACTAGACTCGGTTTCTATTTCTACTCCACCTTCAGTTACAATATTTTCTTGTGTTGATTCAGTTATTATGTCTTGAACTTGTTCTGTAGGTATTATGTAATCAACTGTAATAGTTCCTGTTTTAGTTGTAACATCTACACAATAAATAAATGCATCATTTGCTGGTATTGTAATGTTTTTAGCAACATTACAAGCTAAACATAAAGAAGCTTGTGGAAGTAATTTTGTATTTGAAGAAAATACATATTCATTCATATAAGGGTCATAAGCGCCAAGCTTCTGAGTCATCATTGCAGTGGTGAATAAATCTCTAAACCAACTCCTCATACCTTCTTCAGAAATAATTGATAATTGTTCATTTTTGNGCAGAACTACCAGTCAATCTTAGAACAACACCTCTTTTAATATCAGTGAAAAACTTGTCCGCTCCCCAAGCTGTAAAACTTTCTGGGTTNTTACTTATACCATAATCTTCTATTCTAGCAATTTGTGTACCTAAAACTTCAGGAACTGAAGTAACTGAACCTCCTCCCACAGCATCGGTAAGAATATTTTTACCTGCTAANACATAGGAAATCTTATCTTCTTGTAATGTAAGAATATCTGTTTCTCTAGCATAAAGTACTTCTATATCTCCAAAAGAATCTTCAAGTGGTTTAAAATTAACTAGACCTAAATTAAATTCGTTAAGTTTATTTACATTAGTTTCATCATTATATACTCCACTATAAGTTAAATCAGCAAATCTGTGGGCTTCCTTATAATCTACATTTGATGTAGAATAAACTCTATTTCCTAAACTAAATGATTTACCTGTTATTGAGTCTCTTACCTTATAACTTTTCAACACCGTTACCAAAAGCAAAACAATTAAAAAAATTAGTATTAATTACAGCGTTAGTTTGAGTTGAAGTATTTTGATTTGTTACATTACCATTATGAGTACCATCAGCGTTAACAACAAATGATTCATTGTTTTCTAAACCATACATCAGGTAAAGCCTCTGTTGGTTCAGTTTCAAAAACTGTTGTGGAATTAGCTCTAATAACTTGAAAGTTAACATCTATAGTAGATTGTCTATTTGGAGTATCTGAACAAGCAGCCGTTCCATTTACTATTAAATAATTATCTGAACCATTTGTGTATAATGTATAATAATTAGTATTAAAAGGGTCATTTGCAGAAGAGCCAAATACATTCTGTATTTGAGCTTCAGTTAACTCGCTGCCACCAGGGCTTAAAGTATTAATATAAGTGTTAGGCTCACCTGTTATTGAACCTGAATAAGGTGCAATAAAAGTGTTATTCATCGTTTGAGAATCAGGGCTTAATTCTTTGATACCATCGTCTAAAGTTAAACCTATATTATCGCCTTCAAACCACGCTTTCATATCTGTAAAATCCCTTGAAGCTGTAAAAGTTTTATCATAGGTATAATTTCTCCTAGAACATCCTGGCCCAAATGTAGCGCTACCGCCATTTCTTGTCATTTCAATGGTAAATGTTATTTCTGTTCCTATTGGAACATCATATTGAGTATTAGGAGAACCTGCTATAAAAAATGGGTAAACAATAACAGGAAATCTATTATCTNTTTTAGATGTAACCGGGTCAATATTAACATTTATATTAGATAAATAAGAATTTGTGGCTGAAAAGTTAGAGGGGTTTATTTTCATATATACACCACCTGGTACTTCTACAGTTACACCACCCACTTGTACAGTTATAAAGTTAGCTGCTTTTGTTTCTTTTTCAAGAACAGTTGCGTTAGCACATCTATTTACAATACCTGCGTTATCTCTTTTTACTATTAACCTGTCTCCAGCTTCTATTTTATTTGCATTTTCTCCTTCTANTAAATAATACGCTTCTCCTGTGTCACTGTCAGTAAAAGTTATATTACTGTAAATTGTTTCATAAGTTGTTGCTGTGGGTTTTAAAACAAACTTATATCTTGTTGCCCATCTTGGAGCAAGCATAGTGTATGGTATGGTTGCTTGTATTTTATTTTGAAAATCAGAATACTGACAAGTAATATTAACTGTATTGTTATCGCTAACAAGCGCAGTAGTAGACCTATTGTAATCATCCATATAAACTATTCCTAGTTCATATCCTCTATTAGAGTGCAAGCTTGCATTACTTACTGAACTTTGAAATGTAATGTTTGATTGTATAAGTCTAAAATATTCATAAGCTGAATTATTAGGTGAAGCTGTTTGAATATAAAAAGCTGCTGGTATTTGAAAAGTAATTGTTGTACCTGTTGTTACAGGAGCAGTTATAGATACAGGCTCACCTCTTAAAGTGTTAGGAGATGCAATATTAGGTATACCTACTGTATTAGATGTAATACCTGTTTGGTCTAAACTATATGTGCTGTCTAAAGATTGTGGAATAGCTGCATTTATTGCATCCGTAAATGTAAACCCTTCAGAAGAGTTAGGCTGTTGATATGAAACAGTTTGTATAGTACCTTGTGTACCGGCACTTGTACTTGTTCCAATTTTTTCTACAAAATCAGTATCTGTTGCTAAATCATAAACACTTGTATAATCTCTAATTAAAGTATAACTCCAAGTAACAAAAAAACTACTACCCGGAGCAGTCGGAGTTGGTTGTGTTGCTGGAACTTGAAAAGCGCTATGAACAAAACCTATTTCAAATATTAAAGTTGTTCCAGCTTTTAATTGAGAAACCTGTCCAGATAAATTAATTGTAAATTTGCTATCATCTATGTTTATAGAAGGAACGATTGTTGGTGAACTTATTGTGTAGTTTCCTTGAGACAAATTAGATGGTATTGTAGCAGATTCAATTTCATCAAAAACATGACTAACAGTATATTCTAAATTAACGGGATTACTATTAATATCAGTTAAATTATAACCCTCTGTGTAATTACCATAAATAAGTCTATTTGACATTATTGTTTGAGCTTTTGCTAGCTTAGGTACGTTATCATATAATCTTAAAATTTCTGAAGAAGGAAGTATGGTAAAAATCTTTTGATTAGTAAATTGAACAGTCCTTGAATCGTTATCAGCCCAGCCTAATTCTTGTTTATTATAGCTCTCCACTATTTTAATAGTGCTATCATCTACTTCTTTAAATAATAAATCTATTGACTTTACAAGTTCGCTACCAGTGTTAAAAGTAATGTTGACTGCATTTTTAGAATTTAACATTCCTTCATTTAGATAGCTATTTACGCTAAACTGAAAAACTCCAGGGTCAAATGCAGGCGCACTAAATTGTGAAGTAGCGGAATACTCACCATTTTCATACTCATATCTATACGCAAAAGAAATTATTCTATCTTCTAAATAAGAATCAGTTTGAGTAGTTTCAAATAAATTTATAGTGGGAGCTGTAGTTGGAGGTTTTTTTATTACCAACAAGTCATTGGCTAAAAATCTATCTACGTTATTGAGAGGAACAGCATAGCTTTTATTAATATTAATTACTCTTGGAGGATTTATATTATCAGTAAAAAACAATAAATCATCTACTTTATTAATTGAGTTAATTAAATTGTTTTCACTGAAATTTAAAGTAGTAATATTACCAGTTGAATTGTTAATACTTACGACATGATAAATTATAGCTCCTGTAGCAATATTATATGAAACTATCAAATCAAGTATACCTGTTGCTCCTACGGTAAATGAAGGGTCGTGAACAAACCAATAAATTGTTTCGTTTGCTCCATCTTCAAAAGCACCTATACAAACAGCATTACTGCTTAAAGAAGTCCCGTCTATATATTGTAAAAGTTGTTAAAGGTATNTTCCCTTTCGTGTTTTCAACTGAACCAACTTCTGTTTCCTCTGTTGTTCCTGCTCTTACATTCAAAGCATCAATATATTGACCATTTGGCACTAGCCTTTCATCAAGGCTTTTGTTCATTCGCCCGGCAATAAAGTTTCTTTGAATTTTAGCCATTTTTATTTAATCCATTTGTTTTCCCCTCTCATATTCATAATCAATCTACTTGGGTGAATATTGCTTAATCTGATTCTAGCATTTCTAAGTAAAGCTTGCTTATCTTTTCTAGCTCTATTTATAATATATTCTTGAACGCCAAATTTATTATTTAATATTTCAAACTTAATATAAGCATAAATATATTCTTCAAATAATTTATTAACTGATATTAAAGAATCATCACCATTTTCCATTCCGTCAGATATATATTGTAAAATACATTGTTGATTAGCCATGGTTGAATCAAAATTTATAACACCAGCTTTTTTATCAATTGTAAAGGTAGGATTAAAATTTGCTGTTTCAGTATTTAAACCATATCTAGCGCCAATACGTGAGTTATACAAGTCATCATCACAGTCATTACATATAGCATTTACATCCCCTTCTGTGTTTTGGTTTAAATATATACTTTCGAGAGAACCATCAGTTCTTGCTTTGTCTAAATCTGAAGTTTTTGTTGAAACTGAATTACCTGCAGTGTATACAAAATCAGCTGTTCCAGACTGATTGTAACCTATAGCTGATTGGACTTGAATATTTTCAACTAAATCTCTAATTACATTATCTTTGAACAAAGAAAGTTTTACCCAATTAACATAATCTGATGGCAAAACAAATCTTAAATCATCATAAACTTTAAGCTCTAAGGATTTAATATCTTTAAATGCGTCATAATTTAATTCTTGAATACCTCGTTTTGCATGAAATAAAACTTTATATCTAGGCTCATTGTTTATTGATGATAAGTTTCCTTCATACATTAACATAAAGTTATTTACTACATCACTTAAAGATAAATATTGATATTGTCCCCAATTCTCATTAGTTGGATTAACACCATCATTTGTATAATATTTTTTTTGATTTATATATGGCATAATTATGTATTATTTTGATTTTGTTCTTGCTCTTCTAATAGCCCAAATTGAACAACATCTGCTTCTCTTATAGATAAACCAGCGTACTGCAAAATTTTAGCAACTAAATTATTTGAATCATCTATTGGTAATTCAAAGTCTTGATAATCACTTTGTGTTTGGTCAAATAAAGGCTCTCCATTATATAAAGAAACATAAGTCCATTTAGGGTCTTTAGGATATCGTATATATTGAGCCTCAACATCATTTGCGTTAGAAAAAGTATTTGGATAAATTGTTATGCTATCTCCTTGTTGAGTATAAACTGGAAAATTAGTTGAAGGTGATGTAAGAATAGAATTTAAAATCATTTTTATTTTATTGTTATTTACTTTTTCTGCTTCTCCTTGAAAAATCCCTCCATTATAACAGTACACATTATTTAATAAATAATAATCATTTCCTGTAGTGGTTGTGGATGGTAGATAATAAACATTATTATTATTTTGTGTTAAAAAAGCGTTAACAGAAAAGGTGTCAATTACCTCTTCATAACCTTTTTTAATATCAGCATAATCACTCCCTGACACTCTTGCATTTTCTTCATTTACTTGTTGATTATATAAAATAAAATATTCATCAAATATGTCTAATTGAGCTTGTTTTGCAAACAAGTTAAAATCACTAGGAGATATATACCCATAGTTGTTCTTGTTTATAATAGCAAGCACAGTGTTTCTTACAGAATTTATCATTTGAAAATCTTTTTACAAAGATACATCAAATAAAAAAGCACCTAGGATTTAGGTGGTTTCTCGCTGTCGATAGTAAAGGAAGGATTATATTGTTCCTATAGCAATACTAGTAAATACTAGTCCACCATCTTTTGCTACTGGTACTGCTGCGTTTGTCCAAGAAGTTTCTGCTGCAGTAACTAGTGCTGCATTTACATTCTCACCAAAACCTGAAGTTAGTCCAGTTCCAGTAACCGTTAATTTGTGAGTTCCATTAGTTAGAAAAATATCGCCCGCAGTTGAACTTGCAGTTTCTGCGTATAAAATTGAATCTGTATTAATGTGAACATTACCGTCACTTGCTGTATCTAAAGTTATATATTTTGCCATGTTAAAAATTTTATGGGTTAAACAAAAAACAAAGTTACGAATTTTTTGCTAACGTTTTTAAATGCTTATAAGACTCTAAACCATCGTCGCTTTCAAAGTAACTCGCAATAATAAAAAGCGGGTCTTCCCCGTATGGTATATTACACATCTTCTTTTTATTAGATGCTGTGTTAAACCACACTTCTTTTTTATTATTTCTAAGCTGTATTAAGTTTTTATCTAATATGTTTTGAATTGTAGCGTTAAACTTAAGAGCAGGGTCTTTTAACAGATTCATAAAACCTGCTGGTTGTTGCTTTGCAAAAATTAATATATCTCTTTTAAGCTCTGCAGTAGTAACTTTAGAAACATCTTTTTGAAATAAAACTCTAGCTACGTTCTCAACTTGTTCAACTGTAAGTTGTCTTGCTTCTATTAAAGCATCAACCTCTAAGTTTAAGTCTTCTACAAGCTCGGCAGCTTCTTTTGCTTTGTTAACCTCAACAAATACTCTTCCTTTCCCTGGATGTAAGTCCATGAATTTTTGAAGAACTTGATTAGTTTTTGGCACATGTAAGAATCCATCTTCAAATACAATTGGCTCAACAATAGCATTATCATCTTGCTCATCTTGAAATGGAGAGTTTTGGTTTCTTGCATATCTAAGTGGTCTATTCAGACCTGTATCCTCATCAAAATGTAACAGCGGAAACCTGGTTGTATGCCTTGATGCTAATATCAAAGATAAGGGAGCTGTGTCTCTTGTAAGTTTATATTGTTTATCTACAAACTTTGGTGTAGATTTTTTGGGAGTAATTTTAACTGTGTCCATTTTAGGACTTGTCTTTTCTTTTTTCATTTGATTTAATTTAATTTAAAATTTAAAAAAGGGGCACATTGCTGTACCCCTTGTAATTAAGTATTAGTCTTGGAATAAGAAGAAGTTGTTTGCACCTAAAGTACATACAGCTCTCTCACTCAAGAAGTTTACTTGCATGTTATCGATATCGTTAGTCGCAGCACCACCAGCAGAACCAGTAATCCACGTCTTATATCTTCTGTCTTCTGTTTCAGAAGCTCTATATCTTACATGTAAGAAAGGTCTCTTAGCGTTTTTACCAAGAATTTGGTCATAAACACTTGTAGAACCAGCTGGAACTAATAGTCCATTGATTTTACCTGAACCTGCACCTGATGGTAAACCACCTCTCATTGTAGGGTCGTTTAAGTATTTCCAATCAGTCTTATAGAAATCGTATCCTCTTCTAAATCCAGAGAATCCTAAGTTCAATGCCATTTCTTCGTCATTGTCAAATAGACCGTAAGAAGTACCACCCGCTCCGTAAGAGTTTTGAGCAGCTAACATNTCGTCCATATCAAAAATGAATTGTCTGTTTGCGAAAATTACATTTTCTTCAATAGCTCCTTGCTTGTCTAGTCTACTAATGATAGAATCAAAATCTGCTAGGGTAGTTGGATTACCACCGTCCCAGATGTTTCCTCTTTGAGAAACTGCATAGAAGATACCGTCTGACCCAGCACCTGGGTTAGCAGCAGCACCTGAGCTACCTAAGATAGCAGCAGCACCAGAGTTTTGTTCAGCTGGCACAGCTTCAATCATAGCTGTTTCTAAATAGTCATCGAATCTTAATCTTGTTTCGTGCTCAGACTTTAAGTACCAAAGGTAACCAGTAGCACCGTCCTCAGTAGTAACCTCAATCCATCCGATTTGAGCCATATCAGAACCAGATACGTTGTAAGTATCTTTAATGATGATTGGCTTATTGTCAAAGATGAAGTCATTAGATTCTAGTGAACCTACCATACCTGCTGTTCCTTTTTTAAATTCTGAACCGTAAATAAATACTGTAACNTCTGCNTTACCAACNCCAGTACCTGCAGTTACTAAACCACCTGCTTCGTAAAAGTCAGCTGTGAACTGTCCTNTACCACCANCGGCATTATTTACTGCACTTACTACTGCTTTATTAAGACCTGAACCATCGTTTTGAACAACTACAATAGTTTGTCCTATTCTGATTACTTGCTCAGCAGCTGTTGGGTCTAACACATTGTTAACTTGAAATACAGCTTGGTCAGCAGCTTGTGCTGCAGCTGTACCTACGTTTGTGTATTTCGTGTGTAACCTACCTTGTTCAGCCCATTTGATAAGGTCTGAGTTTGTAGGCATTTCCGCTCCTACCATTCTTAAGAATGAAGAAATCGTTCTATTACCGTATCTTTCAAATT